AACAACAGATTGCGGAAATGACCCGTCTAAACTAATGACTTTTGTCCCGCTCGTGATCCCAACGTGTTTTATGTTAGATAGTGATCCACCTTGACTACAAGATTCAAATGTTACACTTGCTGTATCTTTAACGAAAACTTCAAACCCTTCAACATCACCTACCGTTGAAGTGGGGCCGAATCCGCAACCAATAAACTTAACTACGCTTCCTGATCGGATTAAAATTGGCGAATTAAGCAAAGCGTCAGTAGGAGATAATATACTTTCAAAATTACAACTATCAAAGATAATCTGTCTACAATTTGAATCTAATGTCATATATCGAGCGGTTCTGTCGTTTCTCCCCCCAAAATTACAAGATATTCAGTTCAATCTTGTAACTCCCCCCAATTGAAAACCTAAATCAGATGCGTTGCTATATACATAAATGAATGTGTTATTAATGGATTGACCGTTTGATTGTATGCTTACAGATGTATTACATTCATTTATTTTCACATTTTGAAGAATGTTACCCCACCAAACATTCCCAGCTCTTATCCCATAGTAAAACTGATTGATTTTAACATTTAAAAATAGTTGTTCTGCTCCACCGTTTGATAAATTCAGTGAAATAGCAGTGTTAGAAGTGCCTATACCTTTTAAAGATGTGATATCCAAATCCATTATTTGTACACCACGAGCATTTGAAACTACTGTTATTGCGTTAAAAGTATTTTCGTTCGTTATTATAGACGTAACGTTCATACCTAATCCAACAAGGATGACATTATCATATAATGTTAGTGTAGATGATATTAAAAATTTAAAACCATTTAAAACAACTTTACCTCCACCTATTGAATTCACATAATTTATAGCTGACTGTATAGCTACTGTATCATCAGCGACTCCATCTCCTTTGGCATTGTAGGGTTTCTCAGTTACATCAACCCATCCACCTAACTTTTTCGCATTTTGTGCCAACTGCGCGTTAAATTCCTGTTCTTTATTATCTAATCTTGCTTTTAAATTAGGATGAGTGACCCCATCGGCGGAATCTCGTGCATCAATTAATTCTGTCAAAATTACACCGCCGGGGTCAACACTTTCCAATATTTCGCGGTTTTGTTCCACGAACTCTTCCCAAGAAATTTTTCCCGAATCTTGGTAATCCAAAAACTTACGATACAATTCTTTAAACGTCCACCAATAGTTTGAATCTTTAAATGGCTGTGTATAAATAGATTTCTCAACTGTATAGAAAAATGATCTAGTACTAAATTGTTCGATCCATTCGCCGTTAGAAAGTTCTTTCCTGAAACTGAAGTAAGCTTCATTTCGCCCTACCATTTGCATCGCATTAGCAGAAACAGTATATTTCAAAGTTCCTTTTGAAGCATTGTATTCTGTAACAGGCTCTTCAGATACACCTTGCCCTGTAACTTCTCTTGCCATAAGACAAAAAAATGGTTTTAAACCTGCGAAATTTTTAATTGTTCCATTTTCAAGCACAGTCACTTCAAATACCTGTGTTTCGTCATCAGCTTGCCGTACTTTAACTTCACCAACTAAATTCGCTTCTGTTGCTGATAGCATTAATTTGTGTGTGATTGTAGCCAAATTCATCACTCCTAAAAATCAATATAATCGCGCGGATTGAAAAAGTGGTCATTTGAACTAGGATACATTTCATCAAAAAATTGGAAATGTAAATGTATTCCAGTGCTTGGACCAGTCGTTCCAATTACGCCGATTTGTTGCCCTTGTGTAACTGTACTTCCTTTGATTGCGTCAACCATTTTATCTGACCCTTTTCCAAATACTTCATTAGCAATTCTCAAAGCTTCTGTTTCGTCTTTTGCATTCAGTATTGAATCGATTGTTCCCTTTAATCCGTCTTGTAACGATAGATTGTCTTTGGCGTAAACAACTGAAGCTTTAGACATCTTGCTTAACATTGTGCTTGAGTCAACCCCGGCTTGCTCAAATTTACCAATTAAGGTCACCCCTTCATCGAAACTCAATCCTAATTGTTTGATTTGAGGTGCACCATCAATCGCCTTCTTCATAAGGTCATCAACTGATTGTCCTGTGTTCTGGGAAGTTTTGGTAGTAACATCCAATACATCGTTTAAATCATCGTAGGATAGTTCATAAGCTTCGATTGATTGTCTAGCATAAATTGCTGCTTGCGAGACATCAGTATTATTGATATCGGCATATTTCAATAGGTAGTCTGTTGAATCTTCAAGCTTTTTATCCATGAACCCAAATTGAGTATTCACTTCACCAATTGCTTCTCCAACCGTCTGTAGTTCTAAGTGAGTATTTGAGCCAACATTTTCAAACGAAGTTGCCAAGCTATCGGCAACATCGCCTGTTGCTCCTGTCTTGGTTATGATCGTGTCTAACGCTTCATCAACTTCTGAGAATGCAGCTAGCCCTGCCGCTCCAGCTGCCACGATCGGAGCTGTAACGCCAATGGACATCTTCTTACCGACATTTGAAACCTTTTCGCCAGCTTCTTCGATTTTTTGTAACTTTTTGGCTGTATCAATAGATACATCGCCTTGTTCTTTTAGTGCTTCATTCGTTTCATCCAAAGCGGCCTTTAATTTATTTTGTCCCGTTTCGGATTCAAGCATCTTCTTATAAAGTTTTTCAGATTCTGCTGAGTACTTACCAGTTTCTTCTACTGATTTTTCATATTGTTCTCGCAAAAGTTCTGTTCGCTTTTCAGCGAGCGATAACTGATTTTCGAGTTTCTTTTTCGCAGCAGTCAGTTTTTCAGTTGCTGTTGCGTCTTTATCCATAGCAGACACTTGGTTTTTGTACTCAGTAGCTGCTAAGTTCATTTCACGATTGATTTCCTTGATCGTTTTAGAGTAATTGACTTCTCCATTTGTCTTAAAATTCAAGACTGTGTCTACCTCTCTTACGGCCATCTTAGCACTCCTTTCCTACCACCAAGGGCTTTGATCCATTGTTCTCGTTTCCGGCGGTTCAAACTCCGTATTACTTTTCAACCACTGGATATAAGATTTAAGCCACAAGTTAGGTGTTGCTTTTAAAAAAAATTCCTCACTCCAATTAAGTAGAGTGAGGGCAACATAGAGATAGAAGCTCCATGGAGTTCCCATCTCTTGTGTTTCTTCTTGTTTTTTCCTTTTTTCTTTTGAGGAGTTTGATAATCTTGTGGCTTCTTCGATTTTTTTAAGTCTTCAACCTGAAACTTCTGATTACTAAAAATTTCCATGCATGCCCCATAAGCCTGTAAGACATCGCCGTTCATACCTAAGAATTTGAAGATAGTTTGAGGATCTTCTTCTAAACCGCCAGTCCGAAGCATTCCATAGATCAACGAGCGCATGATTTTTAAATCAGCAGGCGTCAAATTACGAGAATTGATCTCCCCATCGCTTTTATTGATCAAAAGATTCATATCATTTTCGAACTTTGAGTAATCTTCACCGTATACATCTGCAATATATTCCATCGTTTCCATTGTAAATACAACAGGAAAATCATGCCCTTTAATATTAACCACACGAGAGTTGCCTAAGTCGTCAATATTAATTCCGTAGTCAACTAATCTAGCCATTACTCGCCACCACCCACTGGAGGAGTAGCTGCAACAATTGTTTGCCATTGCTGTTCAGAATAGATTGGCTGTGCAATGAATTTTTCAAATAGCGCAAGAGATCCAGTAGTTCTATTTGAATCAAAACTTGAATACATCACATTGTTATAATTCAAGCCAGTGGATACTAGGTTTGCCGTTACATCGTCGATCTTTGTTTCGTCTTCTTCGGTTGCATACTCTTCATCAATTACATTAGATAACTGAGTTTTCGGATACCATACCGCTTTGCGACCACCGCCTTCGATTTTGCCGATAAATCCAAATGCAAAAAACGGGAATTCACGAGCGATATTTTTCGAGAAGGTTACGCCGCTTTCAGCAATCAAACCTTTCAATTCATCCATGACATCAATTGGAATGCCCACATGGTCCAATCCTAATTCGTGTTTTGTTTCTCGTGATACACGACGGAACATCTTGCTTGATGCCCATTTTTCTAACGTTGTTCCGTTACCTTTTACAGCCAGTTTTGTAGCAATAGGTAGTCTTACAATTTCGCCATATTCTGGTGCTTGGTTTACGCCATCTTGTGCCTCGGGAGACATCATAGCGATCAAGATATCCTCAAGGCCTTCAAAATACAATACATCTGTTTTGCCCAAATTAATTACCTCCCCAAAGATCCATGATCTTTTGTGTCATGATTTCTTCGATTTTATTTTTGTTCTGTTCGTAAGTCCCACTAGCAAAGTTCTGCGCTCTTTGATTAGTGGTCCCATTCTCAGCGAATCGCCAATAATATGCTGTATCTTCGAAAGCAACTCTTACTCTGTCCTTCTCGACTACAACTTTTATTTGGTCTCGCATATGCTTTCTTTTCATTAAGCTTTTAGGTATACGTGGCAACATTTTGTCGACATAGAAATTTGCGGCTTCTTCTAATGATTCCAAAGAAACTTTGACAGGATCTACCCTGCTCAACTCGCCCAATATATCAGACATTTCAGCAAATCCATTCTTATTACTAGGCATCTTCAACGCACCTCACATAAGTATAAAAATTTGTGATCGTATCATCGTTTTCATCGCCTTGGATACCTACAAAATCCGTATAGAGAATACCTGCGTTTTCCAATGCATGTTCCAGAACTCTCAAATCTTGTTCTGTACCTGCCGTAAATAATGACACTTGATAATAAGGCATTCGTTTATGGACTTTTGAAGAAGCCATTTTTTTACTTTTGCTAACATTTGAATAAATGATATATGGATAATTTGTGCCTTTGACTGCTTTATCACGCGTAACTGGCAAGTTTGTTGCTTTGAGGGCGGTTTTTAAGTCATCCAAATTAATTAACATATGTCAAACTCAACTCCATTTCCCTACTCTTTGGCAGCGTGTAAATGCGTGCTATGTTATACGCAATACCATCGATTTTAACGCCATTTGTCTTCTCTGTGATAGATTTATCCCAACGGCATTTAATGCGCCTTACAACGTCCGTCTTGGCTTGCTGTGATAGGTATTTTTCTTCTGCCGTTATACCGATTTCTATATAGTACAAATCACGAACTTTCGTCCTAACTTCAACAGGTCTGTCGTTGTCGTCTACGAGTTCTTCAATCTTTTGTAACTCAGCGATCCACTGTAAATCATTAAGTAGGCTCATCAGTCAACACCTCCAAAGCGAAAATAGGTTCTAAAGCCATCAACGCTTCTTTGAGATCATCAGATGAAAGTCGGTGTTCAAACATGACCGTAGTAACCATGATTTCTAAATACTCTTGCTCATAGCCGATTTTCTTTTTTACGTATCGTTTCGCTGCTTCAGCATAAAAAGAGAGCATAGAATCATCCATGCCCTCCTCTAATCGGATATGTTTTTTTAGGTTATCTAACAAATTACTTTCCAATCTATTCACCTACCAATTCCAATAATTCTGATTTAGTAGCATTGGATTTGTAAGAAATACCAACCGTATCTAAATAGCCTTTGATTTCTACAACAGTATTGTCACTAGTCGGCTTTTCTAAGTCGGCTACCCCTAACGAAGTAGGGGAAATTACTCCCCCGCTTTAGGTTCTAACAAACCAAAGGCTTTTGTATCAAGTACAGCCCAGTCAGTGATCATGTAGCCAAGGTAAATTGTTTCGCGACTAGTCAAATCTTTTTGAGATTGGATAGACAATGGTTCGTTTGTGTTTTGGACCATTCCAGCTTCACCATTCGCAAACAAGATTTCTCCATCAGCCAATCCGCCGTCCATTACAACAGTATAACCAAACAATCGACCAACACCGCCAGACGTTGCATCAGGGATAAATACTGGTCGATTTTCGCCATCAACAATATTCGCTAGTTTCAACCAGATCGTATTGTTGTTTGCGTAAATTTTAGCACCAGAAACGTATGTTGGGTGAACTTTTGTCATCAATTGGGTAAGGTTTGCATATGTCGGAACAGTTGCAGCATCATACTCCACAACTTGAGGAGTGGAAGCTTCTGCTTTCAATTCTGTTAACAACCCTTTAGGTTCACCAGTACCTGTACCAGTAAATACTTTAGTACCCAAAGCTACACCGATACGATCTGCAATTTCTTTTTGGATAAAAGGAAGGAATTCTTGAATGCTCATAGCATCAAGTTTGAATGATACACGAACTAACGATTCTCTCTCAATTCGGATATCTTGCGGACTCCAAACCTGTATTTTTAATCCCATAGAAATCCACTTGTTAAGTTTTTTATCTCCAATACCTAAAACCTGCTTGATGGTTTCTTTGTTTCCATACGGTGGTAGCTCAAGAGTTTTCGTTAAAAGCTTCATGCGTTTTTCAATTTCTGCAGTTGCGATGGTAACAATCGCCAAAGCAATTTGTTTCTGCATCAATTCATCTGGTATATGCAATTCCATTAATTCGAACCCTCCTTTAATGAAGCTAAGGCATTTTCGATTGGCTCAATTTGTTTATCTGGTTTACGTTTTCCGTTCATAATATCGGACATGTATGCTCTGGAAATCCCGATAGTATCAGCCAACCAATTCTGTGTCTTATCATACTTAGCCAACTGAATTCTGACTTTTAAGATAAAATCTTGTGACATATTGTTAATTCTCCTTTCTCATAAAATTAGTAAGCTAATTAAATTCGCTAAATTGTGTTGACATTTCTATCCAACTGTCTTATATTTATATACAGTTAAATAAGCACAGAATTATCCCTATAAAATCAACATTCTTAGTTTGGCGACGTCGAATTGTTTATTTTTAGTTGGGTGTCTTTCTTATTGCTTGTTAGCTTATTAAATTAGCTTACGAGATTAATATAAGACAAATGGATAGATATGTCAACAACTTTCTATCTATTTATCTTAAATATTTTTTCGTATGCTCTAGAAAGGGTGCTATATAGTGCTTTTAGAGAGAATAAAAGAATTGTGTAAAAAGAGAGGAATAACAGTTTCAGAGTTGGAAAATAGAGTTGGTTTTGGGAAAAATTCTATTTATAAATGGAAAACACAAAGTCCTAAAATAGAAACTTTACAAAAAGTAGCGGAATATTTCGAAGTTTCCACTGATTACTTGCTAGGAAGGACTGATAATCCCACAGCTGGTCTATCTAAGAAACCCCGATTTACTGTTGAGGAAGCTCTTGAATCAGTCATGAGTAGCGATGGCAAACCTTTAACTGAACACGATCGTAAAGTTTTAACTGGTATTATTGAAGCATATCTTGAGAATAATTCTGATACTAAGTAGGTGATTTGTTTTGGATTTGGATAATGAAGTAAATGAGATTATAGACGAGCTTGGCGTCTCTATTATTGAAACGCCAAGGCTCGATTCTGATGCTAAGTACATTCCTTTAGCCAATACAATTGTGATAGACAGGCGGCTTCCAGATCGGATCAAAATGTTAAGGCTTTTACATGAATTAGGCCATGCTGCTAAACATAAAGGAAATTATGTACTTTACAGAAAGACTTTCGCTTTGCATTCTAAAATGGAAAATGAAGCAGAAGAATTTATGATTGAAAAGATGCTTGAAACAACTTTGAATAATCCAGA